AAACTGTGGGTAACGCACAGATTTCTACTAGCGTTAAGAAGTATGGTACTGGCTCGATTGCTTTTGATGGTACGGGGGATTGGTTGCAAGCGCCAAACAATGCCATTTACAACTTAGGTGGAGGCGACTTCACAATAGAGTTTTGGCTTTATGTTGCCGTTAATCCATCTGTAGCCGCAGGTGTAATTACAAAAGCTTCTAATGCAGGAAATACAGGATATACAATTTTTTATTATCCAACTGGATATGTTGGATTTGCAATAGGAAGCGGTGGTTTGTCTGTTCAAACGGCTTCATCATCTATTTCAACAACTACATGGACTCATGTAGCAATTACAAGGTCGGGAACAAGCGGTAAGTTCTTTATCAATGGTACTCAATCAGGAAGCACAGGAACAATAAATAACTTTACTGATTCTTCCACAGTTCTTGCTATTGGTGCATTGGATACATCAACAGGATGGAATGGTGCGTATCCATTAAACGGCTACATAGACGACTTACGCATCACCAAAGGCGTGGCTAGGTACACGGCTAACTTTACAGCACCCACTGCGGCATTTGCAGATAAAGGATAAACATGAACATTGCTAAACTTATTGACGGACAACTTGTTGTTGCTGATTACAGAGAGATGTTCAAAGAAACATCATTCCCTGTAGGTGGCCCTAATGATGACTTCTTTACTGAGAACAACTGCTTTAAAGTAAGCGTCTTCAAAGAACACGACAGAGCAACACAAATGCTAGTTGGTTGTGGTGCTTATGAGGAAAATGGTGTGGTTTACACAGTAGAAGTGCAAACCAGACCAGTAGTGGAGACAATTACGATTGAATCACTTGGTGACTCCATTGGTGGTGGAAGTGCTTGACCATGGACCCGACACAAGCGCAGCTCAATTCCCATGTTGATGTCTGCACACTGCGCTATGAGATGCTGTGTGCCAGGATTAAACGCTTAGAGAACATCATGCTTGGTGTCTCAGGCATCATGCTCACCAGCATGGCCGGCATCATCTTTACGAGTCTAAAGTGAAAGACTGGGCCGTGGCACTTATTGCTGCGGTCTGTATCACGGCCTTTGTGGTCTGGTCTGTATTCATTATTTTTTGGGCAATGAAATGACAAAAGCACCAGTTAAAAGAGCAGCGGCCAAGGTCGCACCAGTTAAAAGGTCAAGGCCAAGAGCAGCACCAGCCAGCCAGGTCAATGTGACTTTGGCTGCGCCAGCTGCTGCACCCAAGCCAGAAGCCAAAAAAGACGACTCAACCTTGGGCAAGGTCATTGGCCTGATCGAGTGGGTCGATAACCCGTTCAAGCTGTTTACAGTGATCTTGCTGTCGTTTCTGGCCTTTGCCGGTTACTTTGCCTGGGACTCAAGGCAAGTCATCTTGCAGGCCATTACAACGCAAGACAAGATGCCCCAGCTGGCCAAGCAAGAGCAATTGATCATGCCGGCCAGAAGCCTGATGAAGGATGTGGATGGAGTTGTCTTGCTGATCCACAAGGCCAACTTGACGACAAACAGCCGCACCACTGTGCTGGCGCTCAATGCCGATGGCTCAAGAGAGAAGGCCATCGAGGGGACTGTCACAAGCCTATTTAACGCAAGTGCTGACAGGAACGCTGCCATGGTGGCCATGTTAAATAACGAGGTGCTGTGTGAGGAATTTAACCCAAGCAGCAAGGTCGGTGAATGGGGTGTTAAGCAGGGCGTGAAATTCATGTGCAGAGGCTCAATCCCACCAGACCCTGGCAAGTTTGCCGGCTACATTGCCATTGGGTTTAAAGACAAGCCAGAGGACATTGGTGCATTGAAGACCCGCATCAACTTGGCAGCCAGCGATATGTCAGAAGATTGAAATGGATGCGCTGGCTCATTCTGTTACTGTTATTGGGGCTGGTTGGAGCCGTGGCAAAGAGTGGGTGTCATGTCAGAGAATTCTATGGGATTGGCTACACAGTACACGACCCAACCCTGCGCCACAAAGAGATGATGTTATGGCTGGACCAGAATGGTCAGCACTGCAAGTCAACCGAATACATGGTGATCTGGAACAACTTATCAGAGTGGGCCGGTTCAGCCGACTCCACATGGCTTAGAGCCAAAGTTGTCCATGGCTATAAAGATGCACTTGAGCGTGAAAAGAAATGATCCCGCCAATTTACAAATGGTATCCAATGGTGCAGCCAGAAGGCTACCCTACCAGGACAGATGCGCTTGAGCGCAGGGCAGAGCGCTTGCAAGAAGAGTATGCACAGGCGCTGAAGATGCGGAAAATGAAAGACAAAATTGACGATCTTGAGTTTGAGTTGTATGTGAAAAAGGCAGAACGCAATCAACTTAGCCTAGAGATTTTTACAAATAGAAAGGTGGATTTTTATGTTTGATATTTTGGGTGGCGGCATATTGGGGTCAATCTTTGGTGGTGTCTTTAGGATGGCCCCAGAGGTCTTGAAATGGCTTGATAAAAAGAATGAAAGATCGCATGAACTCTTGATGTTTTCCAGGCAGTGCGAACTGGAACAATTAAGGGGCCAGCAAAAGCTCGCTGAGATTGGCGCTCAAAGAGAGGCTGCCGTGGATGTGGGCGTGATGGATGCGTTTAACAATGCCATCACCCAGCAGGCCGAGATGGTCAAATCTGCCGGTGGCTGGGTGGCCAGTTTGTCGGCATCAGTGCGGCCCCTGGTCACATACTGGGTTTTGTTTGTGTGGAGCTTCATTCATGTCTGGTTTGCTTGGAATGCATGGCTTGCTGGCGCTCCAGCGGTGGAAGTGTTCAAGACCATGATGACACCAGACTTTTCTGCATTGCTGTCTGGGACAATCAATTATTGGTTTCTTGATCGCACATTGGCCAAGAGGGGCTTATGAACTTAGAGCTGGCTGCTGCCCTTTGCCGCCAGTTTGAGGGCTATCGGGCCAAGCCCTACCTTTGCCCAGCTGGCGTGGCCACCATTGGCTACGGCTCGACCTACTACGCTGACAAGCGCAAGGTGACATTGGAGGACCCGCCAATGGATGAGCCAACTGCCAGGGCTTTGTTGATGATAGAGCTGGAGCATACCTATCTGCCTGGTGCATTAAGGAACTGCCCCATCCTTGCCACAGACGAAAAGAAGTGCAATGCCATTGTTGACTTTTGCTACAACCTCGGCACTGGCCGGCTCCAGACTTCTACCTTGAAACGAAAAATCAATGCCGGTGACTGGGAAGGTGCAAAAGAGCAGCTCATGCTTTGGACCAAGGGTGGTGGCAAGGTTTTGCCTGGTTTATTAAAGCGCAGAAAAGCCGAGTGCGCTTTGCTTGATTGAGGCATAAAATTGAGCCATGGCCAGCCAAACACAACAACTTGAGAATCCAACTCCACCAGGACTCGGTTATCCGACTGAGGTGTATGAGCGCAGGCATTTCAACGAAAACAATGGCGCATTGACTGTTTACTTCAAGAAACTGTCATTCGTGCTTGGTTCTTTGTTTGGACCAAGGGGCGGTCGGTTTATGAATACCCCCCATGGGGCTTTCCAAGATTCGACCAACCAAGTGGCTGCCAACACCACCACGGCCTATGCGGTCACATTCAACACCACAGACTTTGCTAATGGTGTGACAATGGCCAGCGGGTCAAGAATCACTGTGGCCGATGCCGGAATCTGGAACTTGCAGTTTTCCATTCAACTAAAAAACACCACAAACGATGGTCAAGATGTGGATATTTGGTTTCGCAAAAATGGGACAAATATTGACAATTCAAACAGCAGATTTCACCCGCCAGCAAGAAAAGGCTCTGGTGATCCAAGCCATATCATTGCTGCATTGAACTTTTTTGTAAGTATGAATTCAAACGATTACATTGAAATTATGTGGAGAACTGAAAATACTGGCGTAAGCATAGAGGCTTTTGGGACAAGCACCAGCCCAACACGGCCAGCAGTCCCATCAGCCATTGTCACAATGAGCTTTGTCTCAAACATCAAATAAATACTGCCATGTACATACCTTTAAAGCTACCCCCAGGTGTTTTCCGAAATGGCACTGAATACCAGGCAGCTGGCCGCTGGTATGACGCAAACCTAGTGCGCTGGTATGAGGGGACACTGCGCCCCATCAATGGATGGCGCACCAGGTCAAGCTCACAGATGACAGGCTCATGCCGAGGCATCATCACCTGGCGCGATAACAGCGGCAACCGGTACATTGGCGCAGGCACACATTCAAAGCTCTACGCAATGAATGAGGCTGGGACACTCAAAGACATTACCCCCACAGGCTTCACAAGCGGATACGCAAACGCGACAACGCTGACCGGCTATGGTTACGGCACTTATGGAAACTTTGCCTATGGTGTGGCACGGCCAGACACTGGAACCCCTATATCTGCCACCACCTGGTCACTCGATACATGGGGCGAGTATTTGGTGGCTTGCTCCAGCACCGATGGCAAGATTTATGAATGGCAATTGGGCTTTTCAACACCCACACTGGCAGCGGCCATTGCCAATGCACCAGTCAACAACAAGGCGGTGCTTGTCACCCAAGAGCGCATTATCTTTGCCCTTGGCGCTGGTGGAAACCCCAGAAAAGTCCAGTGGTGCGACCAGGAGAACAATACCCTTTGGACACCGGCTGGTGACAACCTTGCAGGCGACTATGACTTGGCCAGCCCTGGCACACTGATCGCTGGCAAGCGGGTCAAGGGTGTGAATCTGCTGTTTACAGATGTGGATGTCCACACGGCCCAGTATGTTGGCGCTCCATTTGTCTATGGCTTTGAGAAGGCGGGAAGTGGCTGCGGCCTTATTTCGGCCCAGGCCGTGGCGGCCATTGACACTGCTGCCATTTGGATGAGTCGCGCAGGCTTTTGGATTTATGACGGCTATGTCAAGCCACTGCCAAGTGATGTGTCGGATTACATCTTTGACAATATCAACTATGCGCAGGCATCCAAGATTTATGCGGTCCATGTCAGCAAGTTTGGCGAGATTTGGTGGTATTACCCAAGTGCATCAAGCAATGAAAATGACTCTTATGTCACTTTTAACTACCGCGAAAACCACTGGAACATTGGCACATTGGCCCGTCTGTCTGGGGTTGACTCTGGCGTGTTTACCTATCCTTTGATGGTTTCAAGTGATGGCTACATCTATGAGCATGAGGTCGGTTTTAACTATGACAGCGCCAGCCTTTATGCTGAGTCTGGTCCAGTGCAGCTGGGCAATGGAGACAACATCATGTCTGTGCGCCAGGTAATCCCAGACGAGCAAACCTTGGGTGAGGCCGTGGTTTCATTTAAAACCCGAAATTACCCAACTGGCACACAATCAACATTTGGACCATACACGGCAGCC